TTCCTTGATGGCGGCGTTGATCTGGTCGAAGCGCTTGCCGGCGGCGTTATAAACGGGCCACACCTCGGCGCGCTCGGCGAGCAACGCCGCCATTTCGTTATCGCCGCTGAAATCTCTATGGGAACCGTCTGAAACCATCTCGGCGAGGCCGGCGGCGGTCTGCGGCTGCGGGTGCTCGCCGGCGTCCCAGCGTTCCCAGAATTGCGCGACGGCATCGAGGATGCGGCGCTCGGCGGCCTCGTGGCGCGGCACGTCGAAATAGTGGATCGGGTGCCCGGGCCGCCGGATCATGCAGGCTAGGACGCCCCAGGATCGCCCGCAGACCAGCATCTCGGTCAAACACTGGAGTGTGTAGGCAACGGGGATCGTGCCCCGCCACTTCTCCCATTGCTCGACGGAGGCGGTCTTTGCTTGCAGCAAGCCGTCGTCACCTATCCAGAAATCGGGTGTGGCGCCGAGGCGGTGCTCCGGCAGCCAGTGATAGGTGTCCGCTTTCACCAGATCCCAAGGCTTGCCGTCAGCACGCACGGCATAAGGGAAGCCCGCCTCGAGAATGTGCCCGTCGCGCATGCTGCTGTTGGGCACCTCGCCACGCTCGCTGCGGAGCTCGGCGACGAGCCCGTCGAGGGAGAGGAACGGATGGAGGTCGAACAGCGCGCCGATGCGGGATGCGGTGATGTGGTGCCGGCGACGGGCGAGCCACTCGCCGATGCCGGTGATCGTCCATTGCTCTCTCGACGGCTCGCTCACGGCGTGCCCCGCTTGGGCTCGACCTCGCCCTCGTCCAGCACGACGGTGTGGCAGCGAGCCGCGAGGGAACCGGGGTAGCCGTCCTCTTCTTGGCAGTGGTGCCCGCCCTCCCACGGCCCGGTGCGGGCGGCCTCGCGCTGGCGGCGGGCGAGCACGGTGTCGATGGAGATAGCGGCAATGCCGGCCAGGACAAACCCGAGCCGGTTACGTTCGCTGCCGTTGCAGGTCAGGTCGCGCCATCCCTCAAGCGCAACGTCGAGCGCTTCTTCTGATGTGATCTCGCGGTAGATCGCCTCGGCGAGGTCGCGGTCGGCGCTCATGCGGCAGCGTCGTGCCGCCGCCTGCGGGACAGCGCCGCAAACCCTAGCAGGGCGGCGCCGAGGATGCCGAGGGAGGCCGGCTCGGGCACAGCCTGGCTGATCGTGTCGGTAATGCCAGTGACAACGGCGCCGGCGGTGGTGGCGATGTTTTGGGTGATGGTTATGTCGGAGACGAGGCTGGCGAAATTGACTTCTACCGGGCAATCGTCGGCGCCGCCGATAATGCGGGTGCAGGCGAGAGCGCCGCCCTGGCCGCCTGAGCTTGTGGCGGTGCCGGTGAGGGTGGCACCGGAACCGGTTGGGCCGTTCAAGGTGAAGTCCTTCTGGAGGTCGTGGATCAGGAGGCCGTTCGCCAGAACCGGGTCGAGCATGACGGAGTAGGTGATCGTGCCGGCCCCGCCGTCGGCGACGGTGCCCTGGAAGGCGATCGAGACGTGGCTGGGGTCACTTAGGAGGGCGGTGAAATTGATGCTGCCCGCACCCGTTATCGCGCCGGAAGTACTGGCGCTGCCAAAAATCTTGTCGCCGGCCTGGGTGCAGTGGCCGCCCGACACGCCGCCGATCGCGGCGCTCATACCGGCGCCGTATCCGAGATTGGTGATGCCGCCGCTGCAATCGGGCACGCTGGCATATGCGGGGCCGGCGAACAGCAGGGCAGCCGCGGTGATCCATTTCTTCGTCATCATGAGTGTTCTCCTGTTTATCCAGCCGCTCGTGGCGGCGCCTTTCGCAGCATGAAATCTGGTACGGGCTCACCGGCCTGGACGCGCTCGCCGATGGCGGTGATGGCGGCGTTGTAGCTGGCAAAGGAGTCGGCGGCGTCTTCGGCTGGCGTTAGCGTGGCCTCGGCGAATAGCGGGCCGTGGTCGATCTTGCGATTGCGGTGTTTCGCTTGAGTTGAATGCTGGCCGCCACCTTCGTAGAAGACCACCCGCTCGCGTATGTCGGCGATGTAGCTCGCCTCGTCCTCGATCAGGATGGCGTTGCGGCCGGTAGCGATCGCTGCCACGGCGGTTGTGCCGCTGCCGGCGAATGGGTCGAGCACAGTGCCGCCCGGTGGCGTGACCAGCGCGACGAGCCATTTCATTAGCTCGACGGGCTTTACGGTCGGATGACGGCTGCCCCAGCGGTCCTGAGTGCCGGCCTTGGCTGAGAAGAAGAAACGGGCGGCTGAGCCGGAGTCGCCATATTGCGGGCCGTAAGGCACGCCGTCCGATGGCCCCCAGAAGCCGCCTTTTCCGTGGTCGTCACGCGGCTGCCCGGCAGCGCTTGCGGGAAACAGCGCCACCACCTCGTCGCTGCCGTCGTGACAGATATTGGCGGGCCAGCGGCCAAGCGATTTGTCCGTTATCGTCGGTTGAAGGGTAAAGCACTTGTCATCGTGCCTTCGCGACGTAAGCGGCCACTCGCCCTTATTCTCGCCTGTCCCGATCCGGCACTCATCCACCTGCAGCGTCCGCTTGCCGCCGGGCTTGTACGCCAAAACGATCGGCTCATAGGCGGGCTTCAGCATGTCGCGTCGCTTAGGAAAGCCGGTGGCATAGAGCCACATGAGGCAGTCCTGAATGACGAACCCGGCATCCTCAATCGCGCACGCCATGCGGTGATAGGTGCGGGTGCCGCCGAACGCGACGAGGAAGCCGCCGGGGCGCAGGACGCTGGCGATGGTGACCCAGGTTGCCGGCTGAAATGCCACGTCGGAATCCCAGGTCATGCCCATGAATCCCTTGGCGAACCGCTGGTGCTCTGGCGAGGCCGCGGCCTTCTGCCCGGGCGCAAACCGTTTCGCCATCGCCTCCAAATTATAGGGCGGGTCTGTCACTACGGCGTCGACCGTCACTCCGAGCGTCGGGATGACCTCGCGGCAGTCGCCGTAGTGGAGCGCGACGCTCATGCGGCGGCTCCGGTGGCGATGGCGTTGAGCGACCTGATCCCGTAGAGGGCGATCAACGCGCTCTCTGCCCGGCCGATGGCGCGGGCGCGGGTGCAGTAGCCGCGACGGGCGGTCCACAGGCCGGCGTCCTCGGGGAGCAGTTTGCCGGCGGTGTGGAGGGCGAGCGACTTGGCGGCGGCGATGCCGTAGTGGCGCTTCCACTTGGCCGCGGACACGATCTCGTAGGGCCAGCCGTGGCAGGCGGCGATCGCCATCACGGCCATGTACCTCTGGCCGAGATTGAATGCGCTGGACGCACCGATCTTGCGGGTGCCGCCTGCGAAAGGCGCCTGGCGCTCGATCCAGAGATGCCCGCAGCGGCGGCCGTCGAGGGCGGCGACGAGGTCGAGGGCAAGCTCGCGGACGCGGAGGTCGGCGCCGCTCATGGGCATGTCGACCAGCGCGATGACCCTCATTGTCTCGGCGTCGAGGAAGGCGACTGCGCCATCGGCTCCGGGGTCGCAGCCGGCGATGATCACCGCGGCCTCCGATACGAACGGAGGGGTTCGCCGCTGCGGTAACGGTTGTAGAGCATGCGGCCGAACCGCAGCCGGCACAGTTCGCACGGGCAGAACACGCGCCGCTCGGAAGGGTAGAAGTGTCGGCGGACCTGCGCCTGCGCGCGCGCCCTGGTGCGCGCCGTCACGACAGCACCCGGTGCCGCGCGTACTTGGCGGCGATGCCCTCGGCGATGATCTCGTCGGCCCGCTCGGGGACCGGCATGCCGCGGGTGCGGTAGATGCGCAGCCGCGCCCGCTGCATCGCCTCCAGCGTCGGTGCCATCTGCGAAGGCCCCTGGCGCAGCGGGCAAACCGGCGTGTGGACGATCTCGCCGGTAGTGTCGCGCTGGGGGCAGCAGCAGCCGGCGATGGCGGCCATGCGGTCGCGCTGGATCTGGCGCAGCCGCGCGGAGATAGCAGCGGCGTCCTCGCAGGCGGGCGTGCGGCCGGTCACGGCAGCACGATATTGAGCGCGAGGACGATAGCCTCGGCGCACGCTCTACTGTGGACGTGCCCGGCGATAGCGCGCCCGTCACCACACTGAATCGTGTAGGGCCACTCGTCGCCGCGCTGGCCGTGCGTCATGCCGACGCTGTACGGGCCGGGCGGCATCGGGTCGTCGCGGGCGATCTCGCCGGTCATGGCCGGCTCCGGGGGAAGGAGCCCGGCGCGAGGCCGGACTCCCTCCCTGCTACCAGACTATCGTGAGGTTGACGGT